GGCCGGCCTGGACGTGCCAGTCTTCGCCCGGGACGGTTCGCTCCAGGCCCCAGGCATCGAGCACTTCGTGGACCTGAGACCAGGAGATAGGGCCGATGCGGGTTAGGTCGCACGCCCAGGCATACGAGTCGGCCGGCTGGATCATGTGGTAGGAGCCGACGAAGCCTGGTGCGATCTTGCGGTCAGGGTCGGCGGCGAGGTTGCCCTGGCCGTTGCGCCAACGCGCGTACAGGTGCCGCTGGGCGTCCATCGAACGTGCCCCGGACTCGATGCGGACATGGTCGCGCATCAGCTGAGACGCCCAGAACGCGCCCGCCAGCCTAAAAATTAGGACGGGATGCAAATGGGCGACGTCCTCGTCGCCGTCGTCGCGGTACGGCTCGAGGGCCGCTACCAGGTCGGCGTGCTGCATTAGGCGGGCGGGTCGGGGAGGTCGAGGGTTTCGGCCGGCGTCCATGTTGCCGGGAAGTCGCGGAGTTGCTGCCGGTAGGTGGCCCATGCGGCGGCGTCGGCTGTTGCGTCGGGTAGTTGCGTCCAGTCGGAGCGGCTGAGGGCGTCGTCGCGGTGCATCCGCATTCGGTCGACTAGATAATCGTCGGGGATGGTGGCTTCGTCGCGTAGTCCACGCAGGTTCATCGTCACAATTTCCTTCCAATGATTGTCAGGTGGAGTTCATCGTTGGCCGCCCATGTAAAGGGATATGTATTGCTAAGGCCGGCGGTGCCGGCGTCCTTCACGAGGAACACCTCCCCGCCATCCGCGTTGTTGATGACTGGGCACACGAGATGACTCGTCGCCAGGTTGTTGTCATATAGGGCACCGTAACCGAGCCGCTGATACGCGAATAGTTCGGAGAATTCGCCAATCGCCGAAAAGTCGACCGCAAGTTGCCCGGCGGGTTGTGCGCCATCTGCTCGCGCGACCGTTTCCACCATCAGGGTGTCCCCGACGTTCGACCACGCGCCCACATTGACGTTGAGGCTCGCGGCGGAGCCTCCGAATGTTATGGCCGGGGTGAATGCCGTCCATGTCGATACAGCCGCCACCCATGCTGAACCGTTGTAAACCTGCAACTGGTCTGTGCTGCCCGTGATATAGCAAAACATTCCCTCGGCGAGTGTCGGCTCACCTGCCCCGCCGAACGCGGCGTCCCGAGCAGCGGTGTTCGCGTAGACGCCGACGATTTGTTCCAACAGCGCCGTATTGATGTCCGTCGAGCCACTGGCTGCGACGACGTCTCCCGCGCTCCAGAGTTTGTGTCCTGCTCCTGCCATTGTCTGCTCCCTAAACGGTCAGATACGCGAGTTTAGTGGTCGTCCCGAGCGTCGACAGGGCCGCGTAGCCGCCGCTGCCGTCACTGTCGAGCACCCAGTATGCGCCGCCCTTGTCCGACGAAAAGTTCATGGTTGTGGTCCACCTGTTCGCGTCGGCTTTGTGGACGATTCCTTCGGCCTGGACGATGTGGGTGACGGTTGCGCCGGTGGCGGGATGGCGACGCACCTGGTACAGGTTGCCGGGGTCGGCGGTGAGGAGCACCGACCAGAGGCCCGTGTCGGCTTGCGGGAAGAACGTCAACGATGAGACGCGGTGGTCGGGTTCCTTCTGCCGGTCTACGAGGTAGTCGCACCAGGTTGTCGCCGACGCAGCCGAGTTGAGCATTAGTGCAGTTTCGTCGCGGCCTCGGACGCCGTAACGGCTTTGCGACGTCGCATCGGTCGCCTCGGTCGCGGTTGTGGCGGTGCCGTAAACGGTACCGTTTGCGAGGTTCGTGATTTTGTCGTCATCCCAAAACATTTGGACGTCGTGGTAGGGGAGCCATCCCGAGTCGGCGCTTGTGTCGTCGGTGAACTGGCCGAGGATGCCGGGTCGGAGTTCGCCGCCGGCTAGTACCTCGGCACGCGACAACATCTCGACCTGGCTGATGCTCCGTTCGCTAAATACGATTCCGACCTCGGCGTCGTTGACCTTGTCGATCTCCTCGAGGACGTTCATTGTTTTCGTGTATGTCTTAGCCGGGGCGGTTTCCATGACTGTCGTGTAGCCGATTGTCAGCGCCGACGATGCCATGCCGGCTAGGGCGGCGAATCGTTCGCCGGTCGTCTCAGCGGAACGGGTCGTCGCGTCGCATTTGGCTTGCGCCATGCCCTTCATAAAGTCGACGGCTTCGATTATCGTGACCTGGTCGTGGCCGTGGCCGCGTGACTGCTGGACCCATCGTTCGACGAACCCGCCGAACAGTTGAATAGTTGACCCGTCCTTCGGGCTGATGACCTCGATGTCGATTTTGCGACCTGGGAGCACCTGTGTTGCGCCCGAGTCCTGGTAGGGCGATGGTGCATCCGTGTTCGACGGATCGAGGTAGCCGTTGGTGTTGTCGACCTCGAGAATGCAGCGGCCCGTTTGCAGCTTCGACAAGGCGTCTTTTTTGCCTCTCGTGATGTAGATGCTGCGAACCTTGTTAGCTGTCGTGATGGTCGTATAGGTGGCGGCCGACGCGACGTTCCAGCCTTGGTTGAAACCGACCTTGACGACGATTTGCGCGGTCGTCATGTCCCGAACTCGAGGTCATAATTGCGGTAACGGGTGCGAACCAGCTCCGCCTGGATGAGGTCGGCGAGTTCGTAGTTCGAGATCACGGACCCCTGGACGGTCACGTTGACGGTCGGGCCGCCCATTCGGCCGCCGCCCTGGTCGAGCGGGATGATGGCCTCCGGGCCGCCCTCGCCGAGCACCGCCAACGTCGGGCTGGTGACGATGCCGCCGGCTGCGAGGGTCGGAATGTCGGGGAACACGTCGAAACCGCCGAAACCTTTGCCGCCGACACCTGGCACCCAGGATGGAACGTCTATGCGTGGGAAGCGCAGGTCGGCCATGTTCCAGACCGTTATCAGGCCATTCACTAGGGCCTTGCCGAACGCCTGGCCGAGGTCGGCGAGGAGGCCCACTCCGGCAATCGCAGCGTCGACCATCAAACCGGGTAGGTCTTTGAAAGTATCGACGATGAAGTCAACAGCAGTCGAAACGATCGCTTTCAGGGCGTCGAATGCGCCCGCAAAGTCGCCCTGGAACAGCGCCACGACGAGGTCGACGACATTCTGGATCTGATCCCACAGGTACTCGAACCAGCGGACGATCAGGTTGATGACCGGCGTGATAATCGGCATCAGGTTTTCGTCGAACCAGCCTGCGAAGTCTTGAATGGCTGCGACGGTTGCCTCGACGGCGACGATGACGGCGTCGATCGCGACGACCATTGCTTCCATCGTTGCCACAGCGGCCGGACCGAGGCGCGCCATCAGGTCGTTCTTGAGTATGGCGAACTTGTCGGACAGGGTCTCCGTTGCGTCGGCCTGGGCGTCGACGAGGCCGGTTCCCTCGCCCATGAGGCCGCCGAACGTCTCCAGCTCGAGGTTGCCGGAACGGATCGCCGACGTCATGCGTGCACCGGCGGTCCCGAACGCCTCCGACGCGATCGCCAGGGCGTCCGTCTCCGACGTCGCGCTCTGGATCTGACTGACGATGTCCTCGAACGCCTGGCGAGGATCGCCGCCACCCTCGGCGACGTCTGCGAAGAACTTCTCGAGCGACGGGCCGAGCTTGGTGACGTCGACGCCGGCCTGCTCCAACATGCCGAACATGGCGATCGTTTCCTCGCCGGAGAATGCGGCCGTGGCGAAGATCGGGCCGAACTTCTCCATCTGGCCGAGCAGGTTGTCCATCGGTGCGCCTGTCGCCTGCGCTATCCGCACCAGGTCGCCGAGGAGTTCGTCGGTGTCCTCGAGCGGGATCCCGAACTGCGTCATCTGCGCGTCGAGGCGCGCGATTGCGTCGCCGACGTCCATGTCGGTGATGCGGGCGAAGTCGAGGAACAGGCCCGTAGTCGCCTCGAGCTGGTCGCCGGTCGCTCCGAAGAACGTATTGACGTCGGCTATCGCGCCGGCGACCACCTCGGCCGTCTCAGGGACGGTACGCAGGACGTCGGTTGCCTGGGTCTTGAGGTCCTCGAGGGCCTGGCCGGTCGCGCCGGTGCCTTTGATGAGGATGTTTTCCATTTCTTCGAAGTCGAGGCCCGCCTTGACGAACGCGGCCCCAAGGCCGACCGCTATGCCGATGCCGGCCGTCTTGAGGCCGCTAAACGCCTTGGATGCACCCTTCGAGAACTTGCTGACGTCCTTCTCGGCCTTGCCGAGTTCCTTTTTGAAGTCCTTCGCGTTGGCGGAAAGGGCGACCGAGATTTTCGACGTTTTGGCGGCCATTACGTCAACCCGGCTTTCTTGAGCAGGTCGGCGGTCTGCTTCTCGTAGGCGGCTACGACCTCGTCGCGGCGCTCGTCGAGGGCGTCGTACAGGAACGGGTTCGGGTCGATGTCGCGGGCGCGCCAACCGAAGTGGATGGGGCCGGCGTAGGGCACTTTCGACGTCAGGCTCGGCGTTCCGGCGTTGACTTTCGCGCCGCCGGCCGCTTTCGTCGCCTTGATCGTCTTCTGCAGGGCACCGGAACGCACCGGAACGAGTTGCCTGGCACGATCGCCGACGATCTCGCCCAGGGCCTTGTTGCCGTCCTTTAGCTCGGCGATCATCTCGGGGCCGACCTCTTTCAGCGCCTTCTGGAGCTTCGCAGAGTCAACGTAGATTGCTACGGCGGGCACGTCTGTTCGCCTCCTTCACGCGTTCGTTGTGGGCCGCCCTGATCGCCTTGACGACCTCCGGCGGAGCCTCCAGCAGCGCCGTAATGGGCTGTCCGGTGGCTAACGCGAGGTCGGCGAGGTGGTACGTCAGGGAGTGTCTGCTAAAGGGCTGTCGTCGTTTGCCATCTCCAGATTCCCGACCTGCTCGATGAACTGGTCGAACGCCGGCACGGCCTTGCCCTCATGCCTGGCCTGCTCCCAGGCGAGCCAGACGAGATGCTCGAGGGCGAGCGACCCGTTCGACAGCGCCTGGACGGACAGCTTGAACTGCCGCTCGAATTTCACGAACGTCCCGATCGACGGTTTGACGCTCCAGGACGTGCCGTCCTCGAGTTCGACGCTGATGTTCAGGTCGATCATCGGCTAGCTCGTCGCCGTCGTGATCGCGCCCGTGACGGGCCAGGTGACGCTGACTTCGGCGAGGTCGCCGACACTGCCGTCGATGAATGGCAGCTCGGTCACGAGGCACGACCCGGTCTTCTTCGGGTTGGTCGCCGTCACACTGCCCGTCACTGGTGTGATCGTCACCGGAACCGCTGTCCCCAGAAGCGCCGCAAGGGTGATGTAAACCTCGGAGGCCGCGAAGTCGTTCAGGAAGGTTATGGAAACTGAGGAGTCCTTAATCCCCCCAATCCTGGAGACGTTTGTCTCGCCCATGGCCGTCGTCTGTAAATCGGCGCAAGTCTCGTTGAACCCGCTGATGCTGGTTATGTGGTCCGTCAGGTCCACGGAGTTGACGGTCACGGTGACCGTGTTTTGCATGAATACGGCCATGATTCAGCCTTCCTTTGCTTTGGTTGTTGATGGTGCGGCCAGGTGGCCGGCAGAGATGAGGGCGTCGATGTTGCAGCCCTCGAGGTCGCCGTCGGTGACGGTTCCCCCTGGTTCAACGCCGGCGACCGTCCTGGTTCCGGCGACCTTGTAGGTCGTACTCATGTGGCGTATACCTCCACGTTGAAGATTGCGCCGACGTACTGCGAGTCGGCGACGTTGACATTTCCGTAAGCGGTGCAGCTCGTCACCTGGGACGTCGATGCTTCTCCGCCCAGCGTCGTGTCGCCCCGGATTGCGGTTTCGACCGAGTCCGACCCGGTGATGAAACTGTCGAGGACGTCCTGGCCGGCGCTGGGTTCCCAGCGCTGCGCCAGGGCGAGCACCTCGAAGTTGAACCTCGACAC